GCTTTTCCAACAGCAAGCGCGATTTACAGACGCTGTTTGAAAAGACAGCCGCTGAACTGGGCATCCGGCACAAGCTGATCCGCCCGTATACGCCGCGGCACAACGGCAAAGTCGAGCGCAGCCACCGTGAGGATCAGAAGCGCTTCTATTTTTGCCACGACTTCTACTCTCTGGATGACTTTGCAAAGCAGCTCGCCCTTCATCTTTCCCGTTCCAACAACTTACCTATGAGACCCCTTCATTGGCTTTCCCCCATTGAGTTCATTGTCCAATATGTTTGACAAACCTACATGTTTTTAAAACAGTCAATTTTTTCCAGAGAAAGCATCAAAAATACACCGTGCAGGAAAAATCTAAAAGCATTATGATGCTGACAGAAAAAAAGGGAGGAATGTTCATGCCGGGCGCTACCAATTGGAAAAATCTTTTTTTGGAGGAATATCAGCAGCTTCGTGAGGAAGGCTATCCCGTAGGAGACGCTCCTGCGGAGCAATCCCGCTACCTTCCCATTGCCGGTCATTCTCAGGAGATCCATTCGGAGGACGACGCCTTTTGGAAGTCGGCCTATGAAACTCTCTGGGCGGTTCGTAAAAAAGGCCTTCGGACGGATTATCCCTATGAAGAGCCAGACGAGGCTCACCAAATTTTTGCGTTTGCGTCATCCGTCCCCGCCGTCCTATTTCAGGAAAAAAGTTACGACGACCGGCTGTCCGGCGCGTGGTATGGCCGCTGTGCTGCGGTCGTACTGGGGAAGCCCCTGGAAATGGGCTTCGATGACCAAGCAATCAGAAAATATCTGGAAAGCGTAAATGCCTATCCGTTAAACGACTGGGTACCGGAATATTCTCCTGTTCTCGATCTTCGCCTTCGGGAGGACTGCATTCCCTCCACCCGCGGCCATGTGACCTTTGTGCAGCCGGATGATGATATTCACTATACCATCCTTTCTTTGCTTCTGGCGGAAAAACATGGGCTGGACTTTACACTGGGGGATTTGGCCAGCCGTCTTCTTGATCAGGTCCCCTACCATTGGCTTTGGTGTTCTTCCCGTCAGGCTTATTATCATCTGGTTCGTCTGAGTGAAACGGCGGCTCTGCCCGCCCTGCTGCCGGAACTCCGCCTGATGCAGAATCCGTTCCGTGAGTGCATCGACGGTCAGATCAGCGCCGACTTCTGGGGCTATATCAGTCCCGGTGATCCTCGCCGCGCCGCCATTCTTGCCCGGAATGCCAACCGGCTGACGCTGACCAAAAACGGCTTGTACGGAGCCATGTTCGTTGCCGCCTGCATCAGTGCTGCTTTCTGTGAAAACGTCACCGTAAGCCAAATTCTGGATGCGGGGCTTTCCGTCATTCCCGCCCGTTCCCGTTTGGCCGAAGCCGTTTCCTTCGTTCGCCTTCACTATGCTCAGTATGACGACTGGCAGGCGACCTGCCGGGCGATCTACGACCGCTATGGTCATCTGCCCTTCGGCAGCACGCTGAACAACCTCAGCTTTGTGGTTCTTTCGCTGCTTCATGGAAAACTGGACTATACGCGCACAATCACTACCGCCGTTCTTTGCGGCACGGACACGGACTGCAACGCTGGCACGGCCGGAAGCATTGTTGGAGCTGCCATAGGCCTCTCCGCCGTTGATTCCCGCTGGATGGAGCCTCTTCACGATACTGTTCGCACCGTGGTGGCGGATTTCGGCTGCGGAACCATTTCGGAGCTTGTTGACAGAACGCGTCGTGTCTTTTCCAAAACCCGGAACGATCCTGTTCGCTCCCTTTAAGGCTCCTTCGAGCTTCTGGCTCCCGCCATTCTTTTCAAAGCATGGCGGGAGCTGTTTACTTCATCTTTGCCTCCACCATCCCGTCTCACATCCGCAGGAACAATCCCTCTGAATCGGCGGCGGATACAGCGGCAGTTCCGGGCATCGCGGCTCCGGGCGGCGCATCCCGCAGACCTCCGGCCGCAGCTGATACCACTCCAACTGCACCTCCAACCGGGCGCAAAACACCCCGCAATCCCCGGAACATTCCGCATCCAAAAGCCGCACATAGGGGATCATCACCAGCTGATACCGCCAGCATTCCGACGGCGGACAGCTCAGCCGCAGCGCCGTTTCCACCTTCACAACGGCAGACGCGCTGTGCAGACGCTCGCAAGCGTCCATCACCTGACAGCATACCGGGATCCTGACGCACACATGCATTCTACGGTCGCCGCAGGGCTGCTTAACAGGTTCCCACCACGGCTGTGCGCCGCTTTGCTGCACCATCAGCAGACGGCACGGCCCCTCGGCGCAGCAAGGCATTTCTTCCAGACGAAGTTCCGTAGAAAGACATGGGAGCCGGCAACAATCCCACGCGGCGATCTTCGGCAGCAACACGCTTTCCATTTTATCCCGGCAGGGTTTCGGCGGCGGGCAGGGCGGCGGCGGACGATATCCGGGCGGCCTTGGCGGCGGAAAGGGCCTGGAGGGCGTACAGGGCATAAGCATTCCTCCTTATGACAAAAATGACCCGGCGGGTTTTCCCCGTCAGGTCATCCTATGTTTATTTTTCGAGAGGGTGCTTTCCGTCCCAGTCCACCCGCCATACGGTAGCCGTCTGATTTTCCAACTCCACCAGAATCCCCACCTGCGCTTCCTGCGTCACCGCTGTTTTCACCTGAAACAGCTTCAACGTTTCCGTCACCTGTGCTGCCGGAGTATCCGGCCGTTCCTGACTGCTGGTGGAGATCACCGCCCATTGCGGCCGAACCGCCGCCACCAGCCGCCTTCCCGTAGCGTCGTCCCGGCCGTGATGGCCCACCTTCAGCACCGTCGCCTGTGGAATCGCTCCCGCATCCAGCAGCTCTTCTTCCTCGGTTTGGGTCATGTCGCCCGTCAATAATATATTTCCCTCCGGCGTTCGCACGTCGATCACCAGCGAGTTGTTGTTCTCTTCCTCATCGTCCCTCGTCAGGGGCCCCAGAATGTGCAGCACGCATTCCTCCGCCTGCAGCTGATCGCCCGCCACGAGCCACGTGAACGGAACGTTCCGTTTTTCGGCGGCGCTGTATGCCGGATGATCCTCGTCGCTTTTCTCGCTGTGCAGCTTTCCGGCATAAACTCGTTCTACGTCGATCTCACTTTTCAGCAGCTTCTTTAACCCGCCCACGTGATCTTTATCCGTATGGGTAATGATAACGCCCGCCAGCCTGTCCACGCCCAGCATCCGCAGCGCGTCCTCCATCTGATCGTAGCTTTCCTTGCTGCCCGTGTCCACCAGATAGTCCTGCCCATTGAGCCGCAGCAGGATCGCATCCGCCTTCCCCACGTTCAAAAAATAAGTCTGAATCTGATCCTCTGCATTTCCTGCCGGACACGCTATCCAGAACAGTAGTGCGATCATCAGACAAACAGCCCACCGGCCTGTTCGTTTCATTCTGCATCCCTCCCTTTTTATTATATCCGCGAGGGATGCTTTTTGAAAAGAGAGGCCGCGTCCATTTTTACAAGTTCTTTTCTTCCCGTTCCCGCTTGCCCGCTGCAGCGCCGTCCCCCTGCTGGTAGGGTTCTTCATACCCCAACGCCCGCTGGCTGTCAGCCACGCCCGCCGTGGTGGGGTCTACGATCAGCCCCAGCAGGGACAGCACCTGCAAAACCGCCGTCACCAGCTGCAGCACCGCGTCCTGCGTCACCACCGGGGCAATGTCGAAGTACCCCAGCCACTGGTATACCGTGCTGACGATGAAGCTGAGGAACGTCGCCAGCCATACCTTGTTTTTCAGTCGGACCGTCCAGTTGATCTTCATGTTTCCTTTCCTCCTTTTCTGCCCTGTCAGGCAATAAACTTGTTTTCCTCGCAGCATTCCCGGTAGATGTCCCGAATGTACCGATAGTCCTCCTCGAAAACGCCGTTGGTTTCATTGGTGCGCGTCAATAGCATCTCGTATTTTTCGTTCAGGTCGATGATGTGCTCAAACTCGCTTTTCGTGTGCTGCTTTTTGTTGCGGCAGCTGTTGGCGAAGTCCAGCACTTCCCAGCGGATGCGGTCCATTTCGTTGCGGTCGATCTTGCCGTCCATCTCAGATAGCTGCTGACGCAGATCGCCGGTCAGGGCGTTGCCGATCTTTCGCAGCAGCCATACCATGGGCGAGACCTCCATGGGCTTCACCTTGATGCACGAGGCCAGCAGCGGGAGCAGCCAGCCCCAGTGTTTCTCCAGCCAGTCCAAAAGCGCTTCCATCGGACTACCCCTCCAGATAGCGGCTCATCATCCACGCCCGGCGGCGCACGCCGTCGGTGCAGATGGCTGTGACCAGCGACCATTCGCCCTTCTGCCGCTCCACAAGGACGGTCTCGCCGTTTTGCACCTTCCAGTACAGATTTTCTGTCTTGCAGGCACGTTTCCGAAGCTTGACCGGGTTCCCGTCGGGCGTGCGCACTACCGCCGAAAAGGCGCTCTTTGCGTCTCCCAGCACCGGCTCCGCCGCGCCGGTCACATCCTCCTCCTGCCCGATCTCCGCCCCCAGCGTGACCCCCGGCTTGACTTCCGCGCCGTAGTCGATCTCTTTGGCCCAGCCCACGTGCGTCCAGCCGTTTTGCAGCGTGGAGCCGCATACCCGGCCCATGCTCTGGGAGCTGTGCACCACGTCGCATTCCCGGCGCTGGCCGTTTTTGTCCGTGTCGGTCAGGGCGTTCTCCCCCACGTACATGCCCACATGGAAGAAGTCCCCGAAGCCGTCCCCCTGATACCGGGCCGGAAGGCCGCTTTCGTCGTCCTCATGAATGAACAAAAGCGCCCCCGGCACCAGTTTTCCCTCGGCTCGTGCGTTCTCAAGGGTCCCCAGCCACGCCGCGTTCCGTGCCATGTCGTTGCTGCCCCGGTAGTCCATCTGCCCGCCCACGTTCCGCACCGCCCGTTCGATCAGGGCCTGACAGTCCATCTCCTGATAGCTGTGGTAGCTCTGGGCCAGCGCCACCGCCGCAGCAGCGGCCATTTTTCCTGTTGGTCTCATTGGTTCCCTTCCTCTCTGAAAAAAGAGGGACGGATGAACTTCATCCGTCCCCTTTTTCGGCCTACGCCCACGCCTTACAGCGGGTCGTGGGCTTCGCCGCTGTGCTGCCCCTTTGGGGCGTGCTCACGGCTCGGGGCCTTCGGCCCCCTTTCTTGCGGCCCGTTCCACGCCTTGCGGCGCGTTACGGGCTTCGGGCCTGCGGTACGTTGTGTCCTCGGCCCTCGTTCCGCTTCGCGGAACCTTTCTTTCGGCCCGCCACGCTTTACGCCGCAAGCCTCGGTTCGTCCTTACTCCCCGTCCGCCGTGCCGCCGTATTCGGTCGGCACCAGCTCCGGCAGGCCGCTGTCGATCAGCACTTCCGCCACGCCCGCCTTCAGGGCCTTCGGGACATTGGCAAACGTGGTCTTCCCAAGGATCACCCGCTGCGCAAAGAACATAGCCATCATGATACACCATTCCTTTCCAAAGATGATTTTTATTGCGAACAGCTGAATTGCTGCAATCGCCTTTGTCGGCCCGTTCCACGCCTTGCGGCGCGTTACGGGCTTCGCCGCTGCGGATGGCTGCGCCATGTCCTCACGGCTCGGTGCTTTGCACCCTCCACATTTACTTTTCATCTGCGTACACCACCGTCGCCATTTCGGCGATACAGTCCTCCACAAAATCGTTTCGGTCGCTGATGGCCTTGATCTGGGCTTTCAGCATGGGGATGTCCTCTTTCAGGGTCTGGGCCTCCTGCCGCGCCAACGCAAGGGGACTGTCCAGCTTTTCGCCGCCCCGGTAAAAATGCTCCCCGTCGTAGGTGTCGCCGACAGCCACGGGCAAGTCCCCGCAGGGCACAGCCCCCTCAAATTCCGCCGCGTTGGGCGGGTACAGCACCATCACGTTCGTCACCACGCCGTTTTCCACCAGCGCGTAAAACGTCTCGTTTGCCATTGTCACTCCTCCTCGTAAAGGACTTCAAGTCCATATGCCTTCGCCGCTTCATGCTCGATGCGGCAACCACGGGCATTTTCCCAGCCAGCGCAGAAGTAGGCAGCATGGCATAGGCTCATGTTTTCAAGGCTTTTCGCCAGAAAGCAAAGCGGAATCTGCACAACGCCGCGTTCTTTCATGGCTTCGTCGCTGTACCATTCATCCGTAAACAGAGTGTTGACGATCTCATAGCCACGCTCTTTCAGCGCTGCAATAGCGCGTTCGCGGGTTTCTACGATTTCCTTTTCGGTTTTGCCTGCCATGGGCTGAGACAACATAGCCTTTTTCATTTCATTTCTGCCTCCTTATCTGTGGTTTCGGATCACGGCAATACCGCTGCCGCCCTTGCCGACGTTCGTCAGGCCGTAGTACATGCCGCCGCCACCGCCGCCGGTGTTGGCCGCTCCGCTGGTGGGCTGGTTTCCGTTCCACGCCCCGTTGCCGCCGCCCCCGCTGCCGCCCTTGGCCTGTGCGGAGCCGTTTCCGCCAGCACCGCCGCCGCCCGCGTAGAGGGTGCCGGTGGATTCGCCGAACTCGCGGGTCGTGGTTCCCTGCCCCTTGCCGGGGGAACCCCAATGGTCGATGCCGATGTTGGCGGCGTTCTGCGGGTCGCCGTTGCCACCGTTGGACCCGCCGTTGTTCACCTGAGTATTGCCATAAGCGCCGCCGCCGCTGCCGCCGCCCAGCTTCGTACCGCCGTTCGCCGTCACGCCCAATGCGCTGGTGCTTCCGCCAGGCGCAAAGGCGCTTTGTCCGCCAGCGCCGATCACGATGCTGTAAGCGGTATTCGCTGTCACCTGAATACTTTTCTGGGTTGTGGTGTAGCCGCCGCTGCCCGCCTTGCCGTAGCCGTTGTTCGCGTCCCATCCGCCGCTGCCGCCCGCGCTGCCGCCGCCCACGCAGAACACGTCCAGCTTGCCGTCCCACTTGCCAAGGTTGGTAAACTTCAACGTGCCGCTGCTCTTGAACTTGATGCGCCAGTTGCCGCTTCCGTCGTCGATCTTCTCGCTGGTGCCGCTGTAGGTGTAGGCCATGTTGGGGTCTTTCACCGTCAGCGTGGCCACCCGGCTGGTCACTTCCCCGGCCTTGTTCGTCACCACGCAGTAGACGCTGTGGCTGCCGATGCTGGCGCCGCTCCAGCTGACGGTGGCGTTGGTGGCTTCCGTCCATTTCGCCCCGTCCCTGTACCACTGGTACGTGTATTCCGCCGGCACGCCCGGCGTGGCAATTTCTACCTTGAACGTGGCCTGTTCGCCCTGCCAGTTGGTCACATTGGCCGGGTAGCTGGCGTTCAGTACCGGCAGCTTCTTCGTCTGTCCTCCGCTTTTCAGCAATAAACACTCGCCCACGTTACCGCACCACCTTAATTAACAATGTCAGATCCGCCGCCGGTTTTTCCCCAAAGCACTTTGCCGTGATCTTCCCGTTCCCCGCGTCGATGGTACTCACGTTCGCCCAGCTTTCCAGAATCGCCTCGTAGTTTTCCACCGTGGCGTTTTCCATGCTCACCGCCACGATGGGCGAGTCGCTGCCCAGCAGTCCTTCCACGGCCGCCTCCTGCACGTAGGGCGCGGCGCTGCCCGTCCACCCGGCGGCAGTCAGCGTAGCGGTGTAGAAGGCCGTCACGGCCTTACGGCCCACTTCCGCCGCCATTTCGTCCGGGTCAAAGCCCGTCAGCCCCCGCAGCCACACCGGCACGGCATAGCCGCATACCTCTGCGTTGGCCCGTTCGTCCACCACGTCCGCCGTCTCGATGCTCTCCGCCCCGGCGCGAATCTTCACCTTTGCCAGCGCCAGCTCGTACACGTTCCCGTCCCGCTCCAGCGCGGGCGGCTCGGGGTCGGCCCCCGGCGTTCCGGCCCGCACTTCCAGCATGATCTTCCGCTGGGCGGCGGACGTGTCCAGCCGCGCCACGATCCTGTCCCAGCGGTCGCTGGCCGCCGACGGCTGGTGACTGAAGCTCCTGACCCCGCCGCCGTCGTCCTCCAGCACGAACAGATACCCGTTCACCACGCAGCCGCCGGGGCTCACCTGCGTGGTCATGCCCGTTCCGGGGGCCGTCACCTGCAGCCCGCCCCCGGCGTGACTGGTGACGCCGTTGACCATCCCCGCCCGCAGGATATGGGCGAACTGCGCCGCGTCGTACTCCCGTTCATCCTCTACCAGACTGTCGAAATACCCGTAAAATTCCTTTGCCATCTTTTCCCTCCTTGGTGCTTTGGCTATACTCACCGCAAACAGCGCTGCGTTCGGGCTATGCTGCTCCTTCAGACCGTCGTGGCTTCGGGCTTGCGGTCAACGCTCGGTTTTCTTCGGTTGCTCGTCTTTTTTGGCCCATTCCGGCCCGCGTGGCTTCGGTTTGCGGTACGGCTAGGCTGCTGCCAACTGCGAGCAGCGCTACTTTCTGGCTTCGTTGCTGATTGGCCGATATCGCCCGCGAACAGCGCTGCGCTGGTTCGCTGGAATATTTGTGCTGCGGCACAAGGCTTAGGGGCGCTGCCCCTAAAACCCCGGCAGGAGGCAGTGCCTCCTGCACCTCCACTTTTAGGCAATGCTCCCCCGCATTCTCTCCCGGATCAACCCCGTCAGCGTCACCGGCCCTTCCCCAAAGGTAGCCTTGAGCGTCCGCTTTCCGTCCTCGTAGGTCTCCTCCACCGCCGTCAAACGGGCGTTCCTCTGCCGGTCGTCGGCCACCACCGTCACCACGTCCCCAAGGTCATAATCCCGCCCGTACCGGCACAGGCCGCTGTCCAGCAGCTCCGCCGTCACGCTGTCCTTTCGGGGCGACAGCTTCCGCTCGGCCCCCAGCCGCAGCATGTCAACGTCGCTGACCCCGTTCAGGCTGGCCCAGCCTTCCCGGCGGGCCAGTCCTTCCGCCGTGTTGCCCACGCTGAGGATCAGCCGGTTCTCGTCCTCGCCGCTGCCTCCGGCGTACACCGTGCCCACCTCCGCGGTGCCGTCCTCCGTCCAGCTGGCCCCGTCCACGTTGCCCAACCGGCGGGACAGCACCGCCCGGCGGCTGCCGGTGGTTCGGTCTACGCCCTCCGTCACCACGAACCGCAGCACCCCGGCTTTCCAGTCCGGCACGACGTCCCACCCCAGCCCCGTGGCGCTGCCGATGTCGGCGAACACCTCCGTCAGCTTGTCGAACCGGGCCTGCCAGGGCAGCACGGCTCCCCGGTGCTGGTTCTCTGCCAGCACCAGCCCGGGAATTTTTCGCTTTTCGTCCTCCGGGCTGGTCAGGTTGGCCGCGGCGTAGTGCAGATACGCGCTTTCCGCGTCCCCGGTGAACCGATCCCACCCGAAGCCGTCGTACTGGTCGCCCTGAACGCTTTGCGGCACGCAGATGCGCCGCTTGCACAGGCCCTTCAGGGGCACGCCGCTGACCGTGACCTTTTCCTCGTCCACGGTGATCTTCTCCGCCAGCAGCGCCGTTTCCGGTCTCTCCGGCAGGTACAGCAGCGTTTCCCGGCTCAGGCTGTCCCAGCCGGGCGTTCCCCGCTTCACCGTCAGCTGGAAGCTGCCCACCTCCCAGAAGCACCGCTTGAACCGCAGGCTAGCGTACTGCGGCAGCTCGCCCAGAAGCCGCAGGTCCGGCCCCGCCATCATCAGGGAATGCATCATCACACCCCCTCCCAGCAGTCGTACCACCGCACCCGGATCACGCTGCGGCTGCCGTCCCCCTGGGGCACGTAGTGCAGCAGGTTCTCGCCGGGCCGCAGCCCGAACTCCGCCACCGAGCTTTCCGGGCTCAGGTAGCCGAAGCCGTTTTCCTCGCTGCCGTCCCCGTGGCGGATGCGCACCTTCAGCCGGGCGGGGTCGGTGTCCAGCACCAGCGTGTCCCCTTCCGGCAAAGGCTGCACCAGACAGATTTTCTCCCCGGTGGACTCGTTCACCAGCGTGGGCATCTCTCCCGCCCCGGTGATCTCGATCTCGGCGGGCGCTTCCGCGTTCCCGGCGCTGTCCACCTGGCACACGAAGGACTTGCTGCCCAGCCCCAGCGGCATTTTCATGGGCAGGGTGAACCCGGCCTTTTTGGCCTTGAACACCGCCTCCTGCCGGGTCATGCCGTACCAGTAGGGGCTTTCACAGCGGAAGTTGAGGCTGAGCGACGGCTGGGCGTTCTGCTTGCGCTGGCCCCAGTCCAGCCCGCTTTCCGGCACGGCCCACGTCCACCGCCGGCCGAAGTCGTTTTCATACAAAAGCCTTGCCCGCCTCGTCCCGTCGAAGGCCTTGTCCGGGCTGAGGACCCCCAGCAGCTCCGCCCGCAGCCGGTACATCTCCTGCCGGGAAGGGGCCAGCAGGTGCAGCGTTACCTTTACCGTCCGGCTTTCCCGCCGCAGGCCGGTAACGCTCTCCCCCTGCTGGTAGGCCCCTTCCGCCGCCACTACCTTCACGTCGCTCATGCCCACGCCCTTCACCCGGCCCAGCACCCACGGCGCATGAAAAAACACGGCCGTCTCGCCGTGCAGGTTCTCGTAGATCAGTTTTTGAATGGTGCATCCCCCTTTCCCCCAATACAAAAAGCGCCCGACGATTGCCTGACGCTTTCGTTTGACTTTGTCTTTTCCCATGCTATAATAACGGTGCAAAGGGTTTTGACATGACCTTTGCTTGCTTAGCGGTCACGATCTTCACCATCGTGGCCGTTTCTTTTTGCCAAAATCCAGCCAATGAACGTCGCACAGGCGGCAACGGCAGCACTTAGTATCTCAAAAAGTATCTCTTGCATTTTCGGCCCACCCCGGCCTTTCAGGCCGTCGCGGGCTTCGGGCTTGCGGAGCCACTTCGTGGCTGTCCTCGCCCCTCGTTCCGCTTCGCGGAACCTTCTTTTCGGCCCATCCCGGCCTTTCGGGCCGTCGCGGGCTTCGGGCTTGCGGTTCCGTTTCGCGGCGTTCTCAGCCCTCGGGGCTTCGCCCCCTCCTTGGGCCTCACCTCCTTCCTTCACAGGATTTCGGTGTTGCCCTCCGCCGCGGCACGGTTTCCCGTGCCTTTTTATTTTACCATGAAAAAACGCCCGCCGCAGCGCGCTACGCCATCATCCACCCCAGCTGGTCGTTCACGTCCTCCATCCGCCGGGCCACCTGACTGGGGCTTTCGACCGGCTCGTAGAAGTTCACCGTCTGCTGCACCACCGGCACGCCGCCTGCCCCGCTCTGCCCGGCGGTGTCCCGGCGGCTCTCGTAGAATCGGTCGGTGGCGGCGTTCAGGCTGCCCGCCAGCTCCTCCTGCATCCGGGCCAGCTGGTCGTTGAATCCGCGGAACCAGTCCGTGATGCTTCCCACCTTGCTCTGGAAGCCCTCCAGCAGCTTTTCGCCCATGCTCTTGCCCAGCGCGTCGTATTCGGGCACGTATTCGTACAGCAGGTCCATGATCTCGTCCTGACTTTTGGTCATCAGCAGCTTTTCGGCCTCGGCCTGCAGGCTGGCGGCCTTGAGCCGTTCCTCGTAGGCCTTCTCGATGGCGTCCTGCTCCCCGTCCAGCTCCTTGATCTTCTCGGAGGCCTGATCCCTGATCTTCTCGATCTCCTCCTGCAGGGCCTCCTTCTGCTGCTTTAATTCCAGCTTTCGCAGCCGTTCCTCCCGGCTGGCCACCGCCTCATCCAGCTGCTGCTGCAATTTCTGCCGGTTATATGCGTCCTGCTCATACTCCACCTCCCGGCGCAGTTTTTCGATCTTCCGCAGCTCCTCGGCGCTCTTTTTCTCCTCGTCCTCGGTGTCGGCCAGCTTGTCCAGCGCGGCGATCTGGTCTTCAATGGCCTGCACGCTGTCGTCCCGCCACTGCTCCCACGCCTCCCGGCTCTTGTCCAGCCGCTCGATCTCCGCGTCCCGCATGGCCTCGTAGCGCTTTTCCAGCGCGGAGACCACCCCGTCCGCCAGCTGGTCGATGCTGTCCGCGTCCCGTTCCCTGATTTCCTTCTTGAGATCGTACACCTTTTCTTCCCATGCCATGATCTCCTCGGCGGTCATCTGGTGCTTCCGGCGGATTTCTTCCAGCCCGGCCAGTTCCTCCTCCAGACTGATCTCGTTCAGGTGCCGCCGGTGCTCGATGCGGTCGTAGTCCGCCTGCAGGGCCTTCTTTCGGGCTTCCTCGGCCTTTTTCTCGGCTTCTTCCGCCTTGTTCCCGCCTCCGCCGCCACCGCCTCGGCTGACGCTTTTCCCTGTGCCGCCGCCCAATCCCAAAGCGTTCAGCAACGCCAGCGCCGTCTGTGCCACGGCGATCAGCCCGTTCAACGCTTGAATCGACGGGCTGGTATCCACGTTGACGCTTCCGCTGATGGTCAGACTTTGCTTCGTCTGTTCCGCCCACCGAATCACGCCTTCCAGTTTCCCGGCGATCCCGTTTGCGGCGCTGCCCATGCTCTTTTCCGCAGAGGTGACCGCATCGTCCAGCCCTTCCATGCCCTTGCCGAGATTTTCCGTTGAAATTCCCGCCTTCTTCAGCACCGGCTGGATCTGCGTTAATGTTTTCCGATAACCTTCTCCGCCCTTTTCGCAGTTTTTCAACTGGGCGGATAGATTTTTCAGCTGGTTCAACGCTTCCCGCTGACGGCCCAGCTCTGCCAGCTGTCGTACCAGACCTTGAACGCTTTTTTCGTTTTGCTGGAATCCTTCTCGAATCTTCTGCGCCTCGCCGCCCAGTTCTTCAAAAGCCCCTTTGTGCGCCAACACCGTTTCCGTCGATTGACGCAGCTTGTCCGCCAGTGCCTCCGCCTGTTCTCCGGCTTGCTGAAAGCCTTCACCCGTTTCCGCCAACTGACTGTCCCAGCTGCCAGCATCCAGCTGCAGCGCCAGTCCCGTTTTTTCCTGAAACGCCCGCACCTTTTCCAGCAGCGCATCCAACGCCGCTTCCGCTTCTTCCGCCGCCACCGTAATTTTGACGGTCAATTCATCGATCGTCATTCTTGTTCTCCCCTCCTTCCCTCACTCCAGCCATTCTCCTTCGCCCCCGAGGAACTCCGCCGCCTCTACCTCCTCCGTCTCCTCCCGATCAGGGTCATGCAGACGGTTCCATTCCTCAAAGACCGGCCCGATCTCGTCCATGTAGTAATCGTTCAGCAGCTCCCGCTTGCTGATGCCGATGCTCAGTGCCGCGGCGATCAGCCCCTGGAACCAGTGTTCGCTCCGCCCATGAGAGCCCGCGCCCGTTTTCCCAGCGCTCCCATGGTTTTGATAAAATTTTCGATTCCGTTGACCTCCAGCCACGCCTCGGCCATTTCGCCAAGGCCGTCCAGCCCGATGCGCGCGTCTTCCAGCAGCGCCTGTTCTTCCACGCCGCTTAAGCGGGCGAACAGCCGCACCATTTCCCCCGGCAGCACCGCCAGCGCCCGCAGGAACAGCTCCTGCAGCTTGTCCTTGTCCAGCCCGGCCAGCTCCGCCAGAATGTCCCCTTCCTTTTTCTCGGGAAACAGCAGCCGAAGCGCCGTCTGGGGCAGCTCCTCCAGCACCCCGCAGGCCTCCAGAAACGCCCCGATGGGCATTTTTCGAATCTCATACCCCCGCACCGTCCGGCTCTTGGGCAGGGAAAGGGTCGCGCTGTTCTTGCTCGTCATGTATGGCTCGTCTCCTTTGTTCAAAATGGGTATGAAAAAACCGCCTTGCCTTTCGGCTTGGCGGGTAATAATTTAGGTCTGCTTCAAGCTCAAAGCTTATACCATTTTTAGATATCTACTTCGATTCTAGCAATATCCGTCTCCTTATATTCATAAAACTTTTTTTCTTTATTGTCGTGTATAATGTCGATATTAGAAATTCCGTCTTCTTCATCAATTCCACGGGTAAAGCCGATGCACTCTCCTTCATCAACAGACCCGTCTTTCAAATGAATACGGATTCTTTTGCCTACGGACTCTTCACATAAAATCTCAAAAGGGGAAAACTCGATCATTTTTCCTTCTTTCCGGAGTACGGCACAACATGGACTCCTGTTTTGCTGTAATGGATTTTCACAAAAGAAGTTTTAGCGGCCTCGCCCTTTCGATTTACAGTATAGCCCACTTCGATTTCAAAATCAAGAATTTCTTGAATTTGTTCCGCGTTCATTCGGGCTATTGTTCCGCTGCCAGCCTTTTCATAAACTAGCTCTTGTATCTTCTCCATGGGCAATGTAATAACACTTCTTCCGGGGATATAACTTTTTTCCCCAGCCATATGCCTTGCCTGTTTTTCCGGGTTCACTTTAAGCGGGAAAGTGGTTTTCCCTAATTGAATTTCTTTTCTGATCGGTGAAGAACTTTCCAGCTTTATTCTTTCTTCGTTTGCCGTTTCCGTCTTTGCAACGGCAAAGCCCAGTTCCTCCGGCCCGGCCTTTTTCGCAAGCCGCTCTTCTTCTCCCACCACCGGCAAGATCGTGCACCGGCAGTTCGGGTGAAAGGGCGGCGCGTTTTCGCCCACCTGCATCTCCGTAAACAAGTAGAGCCTGCCGTTCTGTGCGGCGCAGCGGCTGCAGGTGCGCCGGTCGCTGGCGGTCAGAATTTCGTAGTCCGTGCAGCCCGCGTCCCGGTAGCTTTGGGCGGCTGTCTGGTTCTGCACGTAGCTGGTCTCCGTCCGCATCAGGCATTCCGCCGCCCGGTAGCCCACGCCGAAGCGATCCATGATGGCGTTCGCCATCCGGCGGACGCTCTTGCCGCTCAAAAAGGCGGCTTCGATCTCGTCTTCCAGCATTTGCGCCAGATGGTCCGTGTTGCGCCAGATGCGGGCGGAATAGTTCCGGCCCGACCACGCGGTGTCCATGGCCCGCAGAAGCCCCTGCAAGTCGGGCACGGCTTGGCTCACCACCCCGCCGGTCATGTCCCGCATCATCTTCCGGGCGCTCTGGTAGCTCTTAGAGGCCGTCCATTCCCGCTGGGCGGCAGTCTCCCGTTCCAGCTGTGCCCCCAGCCCGTTCAGCCGCTCCCGGATGGCTTTTTCCAGCGCTTCCGCCCGGCTGACGCGGTAGCCGTAAGCCCGGCTTTCCTCGTCGGCGGGCTCCCGCAGCGCGGCGGCGGCTTCCTCCGGGGTCAGGTCAAAGCGCTTCGCGTATGTGCCGAGGATGCGCTGCACCTCGCCTTCCAGCTCCCGCGCCGCCTGATGGTAGGCCCTGCCCAGCCGGGCAAGGCGCTGCTCCGCGCCCCGCTGCACACCGTCCATGTTGGCTTCCGCCCGCCGTTTCCAGTACTCTGCCGAGCGCGTCATGGGGCCTCCTTTTGTTCGTCCTTAGAAAGCGCCGGGGGATGGTTTTCCGTCCCCCGGCCTGCTTTTTTAAGTGGCCGGCTTCGTCTCCGCCGCCGTGATGAAGGCCGTGCACTTGGCCTGATTGCTCTTGTCGTCCTTGAGCTGCATCACGGCCCACGGCGCAAGGCCCGCCATGTTGGGCCGCTTGAACACGCCGGTGATGATGACCTCGCACACGGTCACGCTGTCCTGCTTGGTGGTGAAGTTGTCGAACTTGATGCCCGTCAGTTGGAACAGCCGGTAGTTGAAGTAGAAGGGCAGGCCGCTGACCGTGTCCACCACAAAGCGCAGGGCGTACTCCTTCCCGGCGGCGTTGAAGTCCGCCTCCAGCGTGTCGCTGGTTTCGTCGTAGGCGCCCAGCCCCAGATCGGCCATCCGGTCCAGCGGCACCTCCGCCATGTGCAGCTCCACGTCCTCGCCCATCACGTTCTTGATCTGGGCGTACAGGTCGTCGTCATAGTACAGGTCGGTACTGCTCTCCTTGGAGGTGCGGCTCATGCTGCCCGCGTAGGGCAGACTCTCCGCCGCCGAGGTCTTGTAGCTGGTCAGCGTGTTCTCCGTCACCGGGGCCAGCGCAATGCCCTTGAATCCCGTTGCCGCTCGTTTCTGGCTCATTTTCTCATTCTCCTCTCTTTTATCCGATCCACTTTTTGTACCGTTCCACCCGCTGAAAAACCGCTTCACTGCTTTCTTCCCAGGCAAATTCCCGCTGATAGCCCAGTTTTTCCATCTCCCGCCGAATTTTCGGAGCCAGTTCATCCGCTTCCGTTCCCGTCCGGGCAAAGCAGCGCACATAGTATTCCGTTTCCGTCAGATACTCGGCCCCATCCCGTTCGTCTGCCCGTCGCTCCCCGGCCAATGTCACCACCGCGCAGGGAAGCGCCGCCTGCTGGCGGGGCCAGCTGCGGCTGACGTTTTTCAGCGTTTCGATGCTCCCCAGTGCTTCCAGAATGCGCCGTTTCTCTCCTTCCGCGCTCAAGTTCATCCCTCCCGAATCGCGTTTCTGATCTCCCGGGCGATTTCCTCCGCCGCTTTTTCTTTCGTCATGGCAAAAGCGGGCAATAAAAAAGGCCGGGCCTCCTTTTTCCAGGTTCCCAGCTCCACATAGGCGGCATGGCCCGCCCCGGCGGCTACGCTTCCCGAAGAGCCCATGACCTGCGGCGCGATACTGCCCTTCAATTCTCCGGATCCCACCGGACATAACGCCTTCGCATTTTCCGCAGTTTCCATGCACAACCGTTCCACGGCGCTCGCTGCACCGGCGGCTATCGCCGCCCCCACTTTTTCCAGTCCCATCCATGCCTCCTAGATGCTTTTCAAAACCGCCCGCTGATGTGTCTTCCAGCGTTCCGGCGGTGCCGCGATGCGGAACCGGCATTCTCCCGCCGCCTCCAGCGCGATCCCCACACCTTCTTTCAGCTCCGTCTTTTCCTCCGTCAATAAAAGCGACATTTCCGCGCTTTCTTCGCCGTAGAGCCTTGCTGTCGTTGTTCCTTCCAACGGCTGAATCGTTCCCAGCAGTGCGACGCTCTCCGTCTCAAAGGCCGGTTCCATACCGTCCGCGATCCGCTGTGCTTTGGGCTGATGAAGCCATAGTCTTCTCATTCTTCCGCGGCTCAGTCCCATCAGACCACCTTCGCTCTCCGGTAGCGGTTCAGCAGCTTTTCCAACGCCGAAGGCAGCCCTTCCATAGTCGTCTGTAAGCCGCCTTCTCCATGGACGGTTTCCCCCTCCATGCCGCGTCGGCGGTAGCGGAGGATTGCCAGTTCCAGCACCGCCCCTTCCAGCGCGGCAGGCAGGACGCTTCGCCCGGTATACCCCAGCGCATACTGCTCCGCATCCTCCAAAAGCGCCGTCAGCAGCGTGTCCTGCTCCTCATTGGAAATTTCCAGCCGAAGCCGCAGCTCTTCCAGCCCTTTCTGCTTGTCCATGCGGCTCTCCTTTCACTGTTTCCGGGCGCATTTAGGCCTTGTGATGCACGTAAATACCGGCGGTCTTGTTCTCGTACACATCCGCCACGCCCACCTGACGGTAGCCGAACTTCCACGCGTCCGCGTCCGGGTTCTGTTCCGGCGTTACCACCTTGGGCGCGATATGCTTGGAAAACTGGATCACCGCGCCCCGGTGGATCACCATAAAGTTAATGTCCTTG